ACTTTATTTAAATCTAATACATCAGGTAATGTACCACATAATTCAATATAAGCATCCTCTAAGCAACTTAGATCTAGTACAATTGCACATTGATCAGTAGTAGAACTACCAGAAGCATTTAAACTATCTATAAGATCTTTTAATTTACAATCGTTGTCTAGTAAAATTTGAAGTATATTTTTTAAACTCCAGAAGCCTGGATCATCTTGGCATCCTGTACATAAATCTATAACACATGATAAATTTAAAGTAGTTAAATCTAGTTCATCTACTAATTCACATATTTTCTCAGCTACTTTAAAAACAACTGTTGATACTGTATCTGTATTACATAATCCTATACAAGGAATATCCGGACCTTGCCAGATTACTTGATTTGATGATATTGGATCACCTTTACTTAAATTGGTTTTTTTAATTGGTGTTGCCATTAAATGTTTTTAATTATTTTGAAAATATTACAAGTACAAGGAGGTGTTGAGCATACACAAGTTGAAGGACATTCACAAGTAGTTACAACCACACAATCCGGATTAGGGTTACATTTAGTGTCTATAATTTCTAACTCTTCTTGAGTATAATTATTATAGAATTTTAATAAGTCAGTAGCTATTTTTATATATTTAGGATTTCCATCTAAAGGAGATATACCGGTATTAAGACAATTCTTTAAACCGTAATTCTTTATATCTAATTCTGTTTTTAATAAGCAAGATAAACCACAATATAGTTGGTTTAACTTATCTACAAGTCTTACATCCATTGGTCCCCTCTTTTTTTAGTTTAGCCATTGCTTCATTATAAAATTCATCAGCTACATCTGAATTACCACATTCTTCTGCAGAAATTTTAGCATAGTCAATCATTACAGAGATATTCCACAATTCTTCTACTTTAGCTATTTGCTCTTGTTTAGAGTAATCACATTTATTAGATATAAAATTACATACAGCATCCATATACAATTTATATATATTACAATTTTGATAATGGTAATACTCAACAAATAACTTATCATTTGGGTTTATAGAATAGTGAATGGTATATAAACCATCCGGCAAAGATCCTAAACTATCATAATGACCAACTTCTTGAAAATCTAAGTTAGTCATAGTAACAGTTTGAGCAAAGCCAGATTCTACTTCATAGTATTTAGGTCTATTGTAGCCAGGTACTTTTACTCTAAGTGTTCCACAAGTTATCGGTGTATTCTCATTATATATAGAAGCATCCTCTATTAAAAAGGATTTACAATTATTATTTTGAGTTATTTCTAGATATAATTCTGATATCACTATTTTTTGTTTTAGAGATTAAAAAAGGGTAGGTAGATATTCTCCACCTACCCTTTGTGTAAAAGTTATTTGTTATTACTTACGTTCTTGCAAGCTAACACCATGTTTAGCAAACACTCCACCAAAGGCTGCTTCGAAAGCAAGAGCTTTTGTATCACCCTCTTTGAACGCTATCATTGCTTCACAGATTTCAGGTTTTTGTTCGAAACCATGTCTGTTTCCTTTATCAGTTTTGTACTGAATGTAGTACAATTTGTAGAATGCTTTACGATCAACTTGTGGTCTGAAATTTTGATCTAAGATCTCTCTCATTTTAGGATCGCTTTCTTCACAACCAAGTAAGTTGTAAGCACTTTGCTTAATATACTCTCTCAAGAACCATTCACCACTTTGACGAGAATGTTTACCTAATTTAGTACGTTGAGCTTTTGGCATCCCCTTAACATCACATACTTCTGGTAATCCAGTTAATTGATTTTGAATCCAGTTAACTTCTAATCTGATAGGCTCAGTTTCATAAAAATCATTTAATTGCATAACACAATCAGATAAGTATCTTTCAGAAACTTCAGCTGTGATTTCAAGACCACATTTTTTAGTTGCATCATATGTTGGAGTTGTAGGTTCAACTACTTCCCAAACACCGATCACATCTTCATTTGCAAATCCTTGTAGGATAGGTCCGAATGTAGCTGTATCAGAAGCAAGACAAGCATCTTGCATACAATCACTCCATTGACTAGCTGTGTATTTATCTGAACAATCAACTCCAGCAACTAAAGCTATAGAACCGGCTACATAAGTAGGATCAGCTTCAAGCATTGCTGTTACTTCAGCAAGATAATTAGCACCATCACACTCTTTACGAGGTAATGTCATACAAAGATCACGTTCAACTTTATAGTGACCATCTCCTTGAACCCAAGTTACAGCTGAGTTAGCTCCTGGTGTACAGAAAGCTGGAGCTGTTTCTCCAAAAATAACTATGTCATTTGATAATGCTGTAATAGTTACACCTTCAGTTACTTTTAATTTATAAACTTCTATTGTAGGATTAGATGAAAGTAAAGTAGCAGTAAATCCAGAAGCAGTTAAAGTATGTGAAGCACCTATACCATCAGCTGTAATATCAATTTGAGTACCAGCTAAAGCGTTAGCTAATGTAGTGGCTAATTGAACAGTATTTGCATCAATTTTAATTACATAGTAATTAGCACCATCTACTAAACCAGTAATTTGAGTACCACCACCATCAGTATAGTTTACTTTTGTACCTGTTGCAAAAGCATGAGCGTTTATAGTGATCTCATCTGTTGTAGGATTAACAGCAGTAGCACCATTGAAAGTTTCAAGAGTAGCATTTTGGTAAGCTGTTACTACAGCAGCAGCATTAGCATAAGTAGCTTCGTTTGCAGTAATAGTATAAGAATCTTTTGCTTCAGTTAAAGTATAACCAGCACCACATGTACCACAATCAGCTAAAAGGACATCATTCACAGCAGTAAATGTAGTTGGGGCATTAGCTAACAACACACAAGTTACTTGATATACTGACATTCCACCAATACGATCAATTCGAGTTACTTTACCTTCAGTTACAGTAGCTTGTACAGCTGCAGTATCACTAGGAAGACCAGCATCACATACAGTTAATGTATAGTCGTAGTGTGTAGGAGAAGTAGCTGCAAATGTACTTGTTAAGTAACGAGCTTTAACACCCATTAAAGAAAGTTCATTATGGCTATTGATAGCTTCTGCAAATTTACGATAAACGTATTCACAATCAAAAGCTGAATCAGCACATCCTGTTAGACATTCATCACTATCACAACATGGAGTTGTAACGTAGATTTCATGACGAAGAGTTTTAGCCCATTGTCTCCAAGTAGGTGATCCACCTAAAGAAATCATAAGACCGTAAGTTTTGCCACACTCAAAAGAGAATGCCGGTTCATTACATCCTACAACTCCAGTATAGCCAACATGCCATGTTTCAGGAGCAAGTCTTTCAGGTAAACTTACCTCGAAAGAGATCAAATCTTTTCCACGGAATTCGTGTGATTTAATTGGGTTAGTTCTTCCGAAATGCCATTTGTCTAACATATCGTTAGTAGCAACAGAACTAAAACCAATAAAATATCTATCTCCATTACCTGTGCCTGTAGCAACGTAATATTGATTAGGTGTGTTTGTAGCATTGTACAAACCCACAGAGACAGCACCTGCTTTCTCTTTAAGGTCTCCGAAGTGACCTGATGTTACAATCTCACCTGTTACAGGAAAGACCGGTTGTAGATAACGATGATTTATCATTTTTTGTTTTTTTTGTTTTATTATTAATTAAATATTTTCTGCTGATCTTTTATCAGCTAACTGATGTTGTATTATATTTTCAGTATCTCCAGCAATATTTTTAACTGCCTCATCTACTATGATTTCACATAAATCTTCTTTGAATTCCCAAACTGTTTCTTTAGGCTCTGTTTCTAATGCCAGGTATTTAGGATTTCTGTAATAAAGTAGATCTACTTTTTCAATTGTAAAATCATTATTATGATAAACTCTAAAAACTTTACCTACTTCAGTATGAAATGTTTCTTCAAAATCGAAAGAAGGTTGACTACTGTAATCTAAAAGAAAATCACTTACATTAGCTTCTTCTACAAAAGAAGATTTTAGCCTTATATTCTCACAATTCTTTTTACTAACTATAGGTGTTAACCTTTTATAATATCTGTAATCACTTGGTATAGTTCCCTCAACAAATATACCGTTGTTTTTAAATGACAGATCTTTATTTTTAAGTAAAATAGCTAGATCATCTACTCTTCCACTTGTCTCTTCATCACCCTCTCTCTTCTGATTATTTCCTTTTATTAACCTTCTTATAACATCATCAACAGCTTTGTTACCGGCTTCTTCGATTTTGTATAGATCAATGTCATTATAATCCTGGGAGTATAACTTGTTTAATCTTAATAAGACTTTATCTATAAAAGTACCGTGAGTCATTATTTACTAAGTTTCTTATCAACTTCTTGTTTTAATTCTTTTAACTCTTCGATATTTTTAGCATCTAAAAGATTTTGAATTGCTTTTTGTTTATTACTACCTAGTACAGTAGTTCTTGCTTTTGTAGTATACTTACCATCTAGCATAAATACTAGACCGTAACTAATGGCTGCTTCGAAAACTGCTTCAGTAATTAAAGCTTCTTTATTGGTTTTCCACATTCCAGCTAATTGCAAGAATCTATCAGCACATTTTTTCTTATCTTTATTAACCAATTTACCATCAATGAAATCACTAAGAGTACCTACAATAACTTCTTTAGAACTATTTCTTGTAAATCCTTGAGTGTCATTTAAACAAACCCATGAGATATAAAGTAAAGAATCAAGACTACCTTTAGTATAAAGGTGATTTAATTCGGCATTAGCTCTTAATTTACTTGATACTGTATCTTCAAAAGTCTCATTATTATAATCCTCTTGTTCGATAAGATAGTATTTTCTACCTGATGCTGCAGCACATTCTAAAGAAGGGGCAATATCAGAGAAACCACCGGCTGCTACATTATATCTAAATATAAGAGCATCTATATCATTTTCATCATCAAAGATTGTGTTAAGAGTTTCTCTATTAATAGTTACTGTACCTTTATCTTTCCAAAAGATATCATTAGAACTATCTAAAGCTTCTTCACCATAAAAATCTTTTATTCTTTCCCTAGTAGACTCTAAGTTTGAAAGGTAAGCTTCTTTTAAATCATCTAAAAGAACTGGAGATGATTTTAGATCATGCTCTGTTAAACCTGTTGTTCTTTTAATCTTATTAGCACTAACTCTCTTTTCAGCTATACTATCTTCATATATTGAATGATATTCTTCACCTGTACCATATACAGTTACACCTTTACGGGTAACTTCTTTCTTATGGTTTTTCTTAATTAAAAATTTCATATTTATTCTGTTGGTTTAAAAAATTGTGTTTTGTCGTCTTATCACCCACCTTTTATATTTAACTCTCTTACAAAGAGTTACCATTTGGATTGAATGGATTCTTAGGTATTAATTTTAATACTTTAGTTGGATCCATAACTAAACCTGTATCAGGAGTTGTACGGAAGAATGCACCATAACCTGTTTGTAAGTGACTACCTTGGTGAGCTGTTACACCACTATAAGGAGTACTTTCAAAGAATGGGTGAGTTCTATCACCGGCAATTACTTCCATTCTGATTTGTTTACCTCTATTCTTATTTCTAAGTAATTTGATATTTGAACTTGAAGTATTGTAATCTTCAATAATCATTGCATAAGAAGTAAGACGGAAACCTGTAGATAGCTTAGGATTTAAGATATCATTAGTGTTGTTGTTATCAAATGAAGGGTCAATTTCTGGAATTAATTTACCAAGACCAGGAACATTAATAGATTTGTACCAAGGCATACTAAATTCAATACCTGTTTTGTTAGTACCACTCATTTGACCGGCTTGATAAGCATCAATAACACCAGTAGCAACTGCCGCTTCAGCAGCAAAGATTTGATTTAATAATTGGAATCCACCACGACCAGTTCTGATTTTATAAGTTCTTTCTTGACCATAATCAGCTTCTCTAATTTTATCAGCTTCAAATTCACGAATTGCAGAGAAGATAATATCTTTAGACATTGTTTCAATGTTATAGAAACGCTTATAACCTGAGTAATCTAATTGATGCCAGATACCTGGAGATACAAATTGTTGATCGTAAGAATTACCATCTACAATAGACCCCGGATGCCATACAACAACATTCATATTCTCTTTGTTCAAGATTTGCATACAAATATCATCATATTTCGTAGCTATAGCTTTGAATCCAATTTTACCAGGATCTCCACCTTTAGCCATGTAGTCAGTAAAGTTTCTAACTCCATCTTGAATAGGTGATTGAATACCTACATACTCTACAACTTTATCTAAAGAGTCCATAAGGAACTTAGGATTAAGTAATGAATTGTATTCGAAGAAATTAGCAGCTTGATCTGTAATATGATAGTGAGTTTGAATCTCAGTATTAGTTAAGAATCCTAGATATTCTCTTTCAGAGAAACCACCAGCTTGCCATGAATCGTACTCTTGTCCGAATTCCTTAGAACGGAAACCAGCCAATTTGTAAAGTTGAGATCCAGATTGGAATAAATGAGCAGGGATATAGTCTTCTTTAGTATAAGAACCTTTGTAAACTACATCATAAGTAATTTGCTCACCTTTGATTTGGAAATCAACAACTTCCATTACATATTGTGAAGTAGGGTCAAAAGTAATATGAGCTCCGTATCCACCTAAATTTTTATTGGTTACTGTCAATTTGAAAGGTTCAGCACCCCAACCAATTCGTGCAGGATCAGATGCAACAACTGAAACAACTTTAGTCCCTTGACTACCGGCTGTTGGCAATTCAAATGAGTAAGTGTCTCCATTTACTAATTCGATATTTTTTGCCATTAATTGTTCATACATAAACGGAACTTCAGACATATGGGCATATGCCCATAGATCACGAGGACCCATTTTTGTCATAGTCTGATAATTCATTAATCCTTTTACACTAGGTAAATCAAGATGATTCCCTATTGAGTCTAATCTTCTTTCGTGAAGTAATACCCCACCAATAGGGTTTCCAGCTTCTATAGCCATTTTGTTATATTAATTTAATAGTTTATTATAGATATTGACGAGATCTTTCATTCAAGTCAATTTTTTTAGTAGTTGTTTCATCAGTATTATTAATGATGCTACTAGTTTTTTCAGTATTAGCTGTCCTTAAATGTCTTTGTAAGGTTGCTGCTACTTGATTTGCTTTTTTAGCACTAAAGTAATTATCATGTAATTCCTCATTTGTTGCTAGTAAAGCTATTCGACTTAACACATCAAATTTACCCTGTGCTAATAAATTGTCAATTATTGTATATATAGGTAATCCACCTAAAGAATCATTTGGAACTAATGTAGAAGCTATATACCTCTTATGATCCTCTTTGATTTTAACACCAGAAATATCTTTTTTAGATATCACATTCTCAATTACAGTATTGATGTGATTTTGTATTTCTTGTCTTTTATTTAAATCTTCTTGATTCTTACGCTCTAATTCTTGTTGAATTATGGAAGCGTTATATCTATCTAATCCTGGTTTAATTCTTTCAGCTCTTTCTTTAAGTTTTCCTCTTTCTTTTAGATCTAAGATATCAGCATCAACTGTAGCTTCATCCAAACCTTGAATTAATCCAAATTTCTTAATTATGTATTCTTGATGAGCCTCATTTTCTATATCAAGTGCCTCTATTGATTGAGATTCTTGCATAGCTGAAAATAAAGGAGCAACATCATCTAAACTTTTAGCTGTTTCGGCATATTTTAATAATGTTTGCCATACCGGTGACTTAGTTTGATAAAATTGATTATTTACTTCTTCTAAATTACTCTCATTAAAAGTATTAAAATTATCATCCATTAATTCTATTAACTCTTGACGAGTAGTAGGCATAATAATTTCATTCTTTTCATTTACCCAAGGCTGAATTTTACCAGCTTCAATAAAAATTGATAAGCTTCTTAAATCAGCTTCATCTAATTTCTCTTTAGGTCTTCCACCAGATTTCTCTTTACCAGTTTCAACATCGTCTTCACCATTTTTAGGCGTTCCATCACCTTCAACTTTATCTTTATCTTCTTTTAACTTATCCTCTAGAATTTCTTCTACTGAACGAGTATCAACCGGTTTAGTAGATCCTAACTCTAAAGGATTTTCACCTGGTTTAGTGATAACTACTTCTGGTGCATTTTGTTGGTTTGTAGTTTGAGAAAATTGTTGTAAAACTTCCTCAACACTCATTGTACTTGTATCCATATGTCGTATATTATATAATAATTAAAAATATTTATATTTCCAAATATCTCAAGTTTAAAAAGAGAATATAATCCTATTTTAAACTCCTTGAGATTTTGCTATTTTTTTGACAAGTTTTATATCGTCATTTTTGTTATTGTTTGCCAGAGTACCGGCTAACTTCTTTTGTTCTATTATTTGTTTAGATGTTAATTCTTGTCTTTTAAGAGCCATTTGATCCTCATGTTTCTTTTTCTCAAAAGACATTTTATCAGTATTAAAGCTATTTGTATAATCCATTTGACTTTGCTTTAATAGATAATTCATATTATCCACAGCATCAGGTGTTGAATTTAAATCAGCATCAGTCTGCATTCCACCTAAAGCTCTTATTCTAGCAACTTCTAAATCTTTTTCTCTATCTAATTGATTTTGTTCAGCTTCATGTGCTAATTCAGCATCTTTTAATTCTTTAGCTGCTTTTTCAGCTTGTGCTTGAGCTTCTTGTTCTTGAGCAAATTTTTCTTGTTCTAATTCTTCTTTATGTATTTGAGCTTTACGTAATTTCTCCATTATCTCTGCAGCTGAATCAGCATATATAACACTAGCTCTATCTAATGGTGTAGATTCTAAAGTGTTATCAGTTAAGAATAACTGTTCTAGTTTTTGACGTATAACTTTCATCCTAGGTTTAGATGTAGCTTTAACATTATAATCTCTTAATAATCCATCTAAATTCTCCTCATCTAAAACTACATTTTCATCACGATCATTAATATAAGATACTCTAGAATTCTTATTAACATATTGATAGTATTGAGCAGCTTCTAACATTCTTTGATATACCCTAGGCATTAACTCATTAGAATGCTGATTAAAATAGATCTCAGTTTGAGCTTCAGAATAGTTTACACCAGCTTCTACCCCTGTAGCTGTCTCAGAAGCTTTTGGTTGACCTAATCTCTGTCTAGTGATACCGATGGTTTCAAAAGCATCTTCTTTGATTAAACGAGCTAAAGATTTGTATTTTATAGCCTCATCAATTATAGACATATCTACTACTGTAGGTACTTGATTAGCATTTGACCCTATTGCAGCTAAAACTTCTTTATCTACATGAGTTCCTAAAATCTTAGTACGTCTTACTTCTTCATAGAAGTTTTGAATATAATCTTGAGTACCGGTTAAACCCATTTGATTTCTAGGGATAGTTGCCGGATTATGAGATAATATTTTACCCCAATCATTAGCCATTACTTGAGTAACCCTGTTCTCAGCTATATTAAATGCAATCTGATGTGTAGATAGAGAGTCAATTAAAGAAACAGGTCTTACACCTTTTTGTTTAAATTCACAACCTTCTACTGGGGGATAACTTTCAAAAGGATTATCTTTACCTTTAAATTGAAATTTAACAGGTTCACCATCTAAATAAATAGGTTCAAAATCTGTAGAATGATGGGACCAATTAGTACTAGCATTATTTTTAGATATTTTAATACCATGTCTCCACTCATTAATCCATTGCCAATCTACATGTTCACCATAAATAAGGTTCTCTACAGTCTCATCTTTAGAATAAGTAGTATCATATATAGGCTTTTCAGTAACTTTAAAATTCTCATCAACCCATTGTCCTTCACTAGGAATACCATCTTTACCTATTGAAACTAACCAACCAATTTGTTTTTGTGATTTCCAATAAACTCTCATTACTCTAAATAATCTAGGTTGACCTAAACCATTATTATCTTTACCATATCTATCTACAATACCATCTACAGAATAATTTTCAAAATTAGACTTCATAAAGTCTTCAATTACATGTTGTTCATATAATTCTTCCATAGGAACATTAAGTCTTCCATCTGGATACTTCTTTGTAGTATCATAATAAGCACCAGGAAACGCTTTTTGGTCATTTGATAACCAAGCATTACCACCATGCATACCTGAGAATGTAGAAAGAGTATCTTGTAAAGCTTCGAAATCTACTTTTTTAAACCTCTTACCAAATTTGTTAATGATATCACCTGGAGTCATTTCTTGGAACCATCCAAAATAGTCACCTTCTGATACATATTTTATATTATGAGACTTATGCCAAAAACAATCAGCTGAGTCTAAAAACTCTAAACGATAATCATCCTCTAGTAAATCAATATGCCAAAATTCTTTAGAATTACATAAAGACTCTGTAAAAGCTTCAAGCTCCAATTCATCCATTTGGAATCTTTCAAAATCAACATTAAGTATATGTTGACCCCATAATTCCATCCTATGCTTATAAGTTTGAAACTTAGCATTAGCTTCAGCTACTTTTTTAACTGTATCTATTTCTTGTTGAAATTGAGGGTCTTCTTCAGCTACTCCTAATTCCTGTAAAGCTTTTTGTTTTAATTGTACAGCATTATCTATTACAATTTTTTCAACTAAACCTTCTTTATATTCTAATTTATCGTTAAAAGATGATCTATCAACACAAGTTATTTGAACTTTATTATCTCTTTTTAGAAACTCACCTTTTAATACATTTATAGCGGACGGTGCTATAGGGAAGAACATTTGAAGAGGGTTAATTTTACCATCAGATGCTATATCTACTATTTCTTGATATTCAGAACCAGGTATATAATCTTGAGGATCTAAAATACCTGCAGCCATCTGTCTGTTTTTAACAACTTTTTTTCTCTCTTTAGACATTTGAGACCAACCTATACTCTCAAACCAGTCCATATTCCATTTAAACCAGTCATTAGTTTTTTCTTCTAATGATACCATTTGCCAAGGAGAGACATTTAATAGAAAGCTATTATTGTTAAATTTAGTAGTTGCACCTTTTATAATATCTCTACTTGTAAGAATTACTTTATCAGTAAGTTTTTTTGCCATTTTAATAATTTAATAAATTTGTTGTTCTTTTTCTACCAGAAAGTCCACCTAATAAAGAAGGAGGCTGATATTTTTGTGTTGGCTTAACTCTCTCTTGTTTATCTTGAGTATATATTGTTTTGTCATGATCAATCTCTCTTGAGACACCTAAAATTATTGCTAATGATGCTGAAACAAATCTATCTGAATTATTATACTCATTCCAAAGTTTTAACTCTTCTAATAACCAATAATCATTTACAATATCATAACCTCTTACAGTTTTAACTACTTCACCTATACTATCAGTATCCTCCGCAGTCTTTTTATGTATAGTGTCAATTTCAGCATCTATGTATTCATACATAGTTTTCTTTTCCCTATCTAATAGTTTCCCATCATTGCCGGCATAAATACCATATTCATCATTTTTACTACCAGTAACATCTAAATCTTTATCAAAAGGTAATTCACTTCTCTTAGCAATTAAATAATTATAACCCTTTGATCTACAATAGTTTATGAAATTAGGTCTATTCCTCTCACAAGCTGCTAAAGCTTTATACATCCTAAGTAAAAGTAAACCTTGCTCATTATGATCATTAGGGTTTTTAAATCTACCACAATAAGTAGCTACTAATTTACCTCTCTCATAACTTAACTCTTGTTCACCTTTTGAATTTACATGAATCTTTCTAACACCTCTTTTATAGATATGTATAGAAAATAATGAGTCTGAAGTTTCAGTTATACCGGTTTCAATACTATCCACACCAGCAAAATAAGTCCCACTCTCTACATCTTCATCAGGCATTTCCCATATAGTACAAACCCCCCTTTTATCTAAAATTTTAGGATCTACAGGATATACCATTGGGACAGGTCTATCATGTTCTGGAAATTCACTAAGATGTTTTAATCTTATTTTACCTTCTCTAGTAACTTCTAATAAACCTTGATATTCTTCTAGAGTTCCTTCCTCATGTAATATTTTTATAGTTTTTTGTCTTCTCTCTATACGTTGAGCATTAAAGTAAGGTGCTTTCCTCCAATCAAATGCTTCTTTAATAGTTTTAGGATTCTGAGATTTCCATAATATGTAATCTTCTGTAGGTAAATTAATTTTAGGTTCTTCATCTTTAGTTTTACCAAATTCACCAGCTTTAAAACCTTCAAACTCAATTTTATGTAAGAGTGCTAAAGCTAAATCAATCTGAGAATTGCCAAATTCATCTGTAGCTTCAGGCATACCATATTGAGCCGGTATAAATAAACCGCACTCTTTAACAATACCACTATCGTCAAACCATCTAGTAGGTATTTTATAAAAACCGTATTTACCAGGTTCTTTAATAAATTGCTCCAAAGGTTTACACTCAGATAGATCACCCACAGACCCACCAATAGAAAAACTACCCACTCTAGTAGCACCTGACACTAAAGCTGACTCCATAAATTGTAAAGTTCTATCTGCAGTAGGGGCAATACCACCTTCTTCATACCAAGCATAATAAGTAGGTCCACCAACACCTTTTTTAGGATTTTTACCTAAAGTTTTAGCAACAAGAGAAGAATGATTACCTTCCCATTCCCATTTACCACTACGTTTAACTTTTTGCTTTTGTTGCATTTCACCAGCACCATCAGGTGAGAACTCTTTATACCAATCAGTATGATTATTTAAATGTGTCTTATATTGAGTAAGAATAGACCAAGAACCATTTACATCATCTAAGAAAGCATCATCAGAAGCAAACCATTTTAACCTTTTTTTATTTTCAAACCAAAGATAATTTACTGTTTTAGCAACATGACAGAAAGAATATAAAAATTGTCTTCTTTTAAGTTCACATGAATGTTGATGAAATATCTCAGCTATTTTTTCATATAGCATCATATGATATTGACCATCTCTAACATCAGCAAATGTCTCAGTATAATTCTTTTCTTTATTAACAATAGGGCAATAATTAATTAAAAAATAATAATCTCTAGTTGTATACCAAGTAATATCTTTTGCTTTCCATATAACTCCAAGACGTGATTTTAATTCTTCTTTATCCCAATAATCGTTATATTCAAATGTGCCTCTAGCATAATCAGTATATCTACCTTTTTCAGTCCAAGTCTTAGCAGCTATATTCCATTCAAATACTCTTTCATCAAATTTATATTCACCAGGTTCTTTTAAACAATTCTCTTCAAGAAAATTACCAAAAGCTAATTGACTAGGAAAAGAAGTAGTACTCCATTCTTTAGTGTCATAATCATATGTTGGAATATTTTTACAAGATACTTTCATTATTCTAATTCTACTTGACTTTTTCGGCTTAATATACCACCGCCTCTTACTTGAGTAGTCTGCATTTCTTCTTCTAAATCTTTATAAGACTCAGCCATTTTTTTATTAAGATCACCAAAAGCTCCTAATGCTTTGTTAATTTCACCCATATTTCCATCTTCTTTAGCTGTAGATACATGAGTGTATTCTAATTCTTTTATGATTTTCTCATAAACTATTTTAATTGCTTTATAAGCTCTATACTTAGCTGTTGCATATAATTCCTCTATAAGATCTAATGCTTGCTCTATAAGATCATCTTCCATATCTATAACCTGATCTAACTCAGGATAAGTAGCTTGTAAAATGATTTCAAATTTATTTTCTTCTGGTAAATTAGCAAAAGGATTTTCCTCTGGATTTAAATTATAACAAAAATCAAATATTTTAAATAAGCGTAAAGCATTCTTTTCACCATACTTATCTACAATAGCTGCCAAATACCAGATATCTTTTACTGCTTGAGTTAAACGAGCTTGACCATTCTTATCAAAATCAAATATATTAACCTTCATTATTTAGTAATCTGTATTTTAGTATTTTTTTAACTTCATCTTTCATATAAGGAACAGGTATTAAAGTGTCGGCTACTTTTTTACCAGCCTCATTTAATTTAATATGTCTTATAAATAATTTACCTATTTTAAGATGTTTATTATTTTCCCAGGCTAAATACATATATAAAGATAATTGAAGTACAGCATCATTATAATTACAATCATCTAAATGAGAAATTGGTTCACTCATTTTAGCACCGGCTACTTGAAAACCTTTATCAGATTTAAAAGAAGAAGATCTATATATTTTATCAGTTGTTTTATTGTCAGTTATATTAATCGTACTTCTGTATATATCTATTTTATCAGCAAAACCTAAAACCTTATATTTATTAGAAACTAATTTCTTTTCTAAATATGTAGTGTTATTTTCTAATTTAGATTCAGATTTTAATATAGGTTCAGATGCTTGATAAAGTGATGGAGTATATCCTTCAAAAACAGCTTTACTATTATCTTTAAGCTCTTTCTGACATAATTGTTCATGAACAATTATACCCCTATCTCTCTTCCTATCCCATTCAGCTAAGATTAATTCAACTTCCTCCTGAATAAATTTTTTATCTCTTACAGATTCCCCTCTTTCTTTTAAATTAGCTTTAGCCTTTTTAACAGCTTTACCTAATCTATCAAAAGGTTGCTTTAATTCCGATATTAATTCTTTTACTCCTATATACATTATAACTTAGATTGAGGTATTGGTTTAACTTGTAAGCCTATATCATTATGTTTATGTTTTTCTCTCCATGCTTCATAACCTCTTGGTAAAGGAGTTAAATCAGCTATTGCAATATCATTACCTTTACCATATTTCAAAAGATTCATTAAATAGTTAAATTCACTAAATGATATATGAAGATCATCTCTTAACCGGTAAAGTATCTTTTCTGCTTTTTCTTCTATCATACGTATTTTATTACTTTTTGACGTAATACATCTACTTTAAAATGGTTAACAAATTTGTAGTTTTCCCATTCTAAATGATTCATCATCTCAGGATAACACCCACCTTCACAAGCATCATTAACTAATTGAAGATCAGGAACATCACATCCACATATACATTCACCTTTTTCTAAACATTTCTTTCCTTGCTCTGACTCCTCCATTTTATGTAACCGCCAGACAAATTGTTCTTTTATATATAAGGGTGAATCAAATAATTCTTTTATAGAGTCATTATCCTTAAATAGTCTAGTAGAGAATAACCACATTTGAAATTTCCTTTTATAAGCTGTTATAAACCTTTTTATGTTGTGGAAGGTAAAGTTATCCTTAGTGATTTGCATATTCTTTTTGTTTTGTTATATTCTAACATTTCTTTCATTCTACTAGGTAGAATGTAGATATCCCTGTTATTTCTTAATTCTTTTAATTCTTCTTTAGTAAATTTAATTACTTTAGTTAAATCTGTGAATGTAGTACATTCTTCCATTACTGCTTTTTTAAAGTGCTCAAACAAATCATTTTTAATTTGAGCATTCTCAGATACTCGTATATTCCAAAAAGGTTTATGACACATACCTTTAGTATCTGAAAGTAGTATCTTTTCTGAACATAAAGTTTCAAAAAAGATGTTAAAATGTGCTGAACACATCATTTCATATCCTACTAATACTACATTATTGGTTAAACGTAAATCTGATAGTATATTTATTATTGCATTACTTACTGCTGTTTCTCCACCCTCTCCTTTTATATATAAAGTAAATGTCTCAAAAGGGACTAATGAGTTTATTACATTTATTAATTCATCTAATGTCTTATCATCTATTACTGTATCCAGTCTATATAACATTCCCTGTTAGTTTAATTATTAAATTATTACCTTGATTATCTGTTACCGTAACAGTCTTATTCTGTATTCTGCCCAAATTCTTACTAGCTTTAAATGTGCCTTTACCTTCCTGGCATTCTAAAGGACCCATCTTAGTTTTTTCTAAGACAGGCTTAGTGCATCCACATGATGCTCGTACACCTACTACTATAGGTTGTAAACCATTATTTGTAATGTTAAAAGTGAAATTTACAGATGAACCGGATCTAACATTACCTAGATCAATTATTGGTGTTGTTGTAGTTAATTGCATTATTTTTAAAGTTGGTTTTAAATTCATCATATCTTTTGTATTCCTCTAATATAAATTCCATAGATTTTATGTATTCACTTAAAAAAGCTGATTGACTTGGTTTAGGGTTTAAAATAGCTTTCCTATATAATACTAAATGATCTGCAGTCTTTTTCTTTCTAGCATATATCTTACCTAATCCCTTGACATATAATATCAAATTCTTAGGCTTTTTAATATTCTCAGATATAGTTTGAAATACTGTATTAGAAATACTCTGTAATACCATTTCATCTAAATCTTCTTCCTTAGATACTTTATTAACTATTTGATTTAGAGTTGCTTGCATTTATATCTAAGTTGGTTATAAAATAATCTAAAACAAATACATCTTCTGCTATATAAGGTAATAATGTATGCTTAAATTGACGTATACAATTTTTAGGCTTAATTAAAAAACCTAAATCAGTATATTTAGATAATACATTCCTTACACTCTGATCAGATCCACGGAACTCCTTAGAAACACAGTACTTAATAAATTCATTGTTACTTTCTTTACCATCAATACCACCTATTGTATATAAATACTCTAATACATCTAACTCTGATTTCTCAGGAATATCTCCTAATTCATAACACTTCATTAAGATATGACATCGTATCATGTCACTCTTAGACTTTAAATTAAAGGATTCTTTTACTACTGGTATCATGATATTCTAATATAATCTTTTTTTTATTAACTACCAAATTTATTAAGTTATAAACTTATTGGATTTATTCCTTGTTCTACTAATCTTTCTAGATGAGATCTCATAGTACTTAATTGAGTTGTATCTAAATCTTTAATAAAATTAGTTTTCCACACTATCTCAGTATCAGAAACTCTATTTATTCTATCAGGATAATCCCTGGATCCCCAACTAGGATGAATAGAATTAATTACTTCTATACACCACTCTCTATATTGTTTAATCTCTTCTAAAACTTCTTCATAGGACTTTTGATCACTATCGGTAAGTAAGAACTTCCCATTTTGGGAAGCCTTACCATATTCTTTGTCCATATCAACTATTGTAAGTTGTTTTCTCTCACCTTTTAAAGTGGTGACTGCATCATTACCAAATCCCATAATTAGTTACTTTGATTTTCTACTTCTGGTTCTGTTTCATCTAATTCTGGCTCAACCGGCATTTCCCTGATTTGAAGCTCTCTCTTAGCTGCCATCTCAGCTAACTCTTTTGCTGCAGTCTCTTTGTACTCAGCATCAATCTTTTGATCCTCTAAGTAATAATACTTTAAATCATAATTGGCTTTCCAATAACGAGCTTGAAGCTCCAGGTCCATCACTTGTTGTCTTTTTAACTCAAACTCTTGTTTGGCTGTTAATTGTTTCTGTTTCATATCTTAATTGTTTAAATTCACTATCATCATCTATATACTCATCTGAACCTTTAGGTTCATTAGAGCCACCACGCTCTATAAAATTACTATCCGGTGGATAATCATTCATAACATATTTTTTTACAAATGTAACTACTAAAAATTAATCTACCAAATTTATTTTATAATAAGTTTTTTATCTTCATTTATAACCCAAGTTTCAAACTTAACTCTACCCTCTTCAATAGCTTTCTTAATACCATTCTGTACTTTACTCCTCTGGGACTTATTTACTTTCACATCTGCAAATATAACCTCGATTTCAGTCCCATTTCCATCTCTTAGATCACTCATACCCTTGAACACAATATAATCCAAGGGAGCACCACTAAACTTACAATCTGATAAGTTGTAAGGGAATTCCGGGAACATAGGTATGAACTCTTGAGATACTTGACCTCTTATTACATCCTTAGACTTCTTTAAAGATTCTTTTCTTATAAGATCCGTATTCTTTTTACATTCACACTCTACCTTATCTATCTCTCTTTGTAAAACTACAATCACAATAATTAAACCTATAATTATTGCTAATCCTAATATTGAACTAATTTCTAATAAACCCATAATCTATAATCTTTTTGCTGTGTTATTTAGTATATCAACTAATTGATCACATATCTGAAATCTATCATGGTTAATTTTAATAGACTTTAATATATCCCCATCTTTTGTCCTCTCTGTAGCTTTAATTAACTCCTCTCTAAATATTTCATGATCAATACCATCTAAATTCTTATGAGAGAAAAACCATTACTACGCATTAACATTAATGTACTTTTATTCATAACTAAAATCTAGGTTGATTATCAATATCAAAATCAGAACCAGTACTATGAGAATTAATAGGATCAATACCACATACATAATTAGGATAATTAACACTATTATCAGATTCATAAATTAAAGCAGGACTTTGTGAAAATACCTTTAATACCTCCGCAAGATGTAGATCATCTAAGACACTTAAATCTAACTCTATATTAAAACCAGAATTTTTATATAAATCTCTTATCTGGTCCTTAGTTAGATAATCTTTATACTTCTCATAAATCTCATCAGGACTTAAATCCTCTGACCTCAATACCTCACCACCACTAAACACAGTATTTACACCTGTCTTCAAATTACAACGCTCAACGATCTCTACATAATCTGTTTCTTCTATATTCATACTCTTATATTTTATACACAAATTTAATCAAAAAATTTTTATAAACCAAATTTATTTATATCAAATACCCCCCCCCTACCTATAATAGACCCCCGCCCCAAAAATTAATTTTTTTAATTTTTATGTGTCCGTTTTTCTAGGGTCCACCACTACTAAACCGCCTATCGGCTTTGGCGGGGTGTTGGTATACCCCGGTGCAAGTTTAAGCATATCCTTGAATTTGGTTTAACAAAATTTAAATTATTAATCGTACTGATATGAGTACACAATACATATTTTATGAAAAAGATAAGTTTAAAAGCATTACTACAAATGTATGCAATTACAGCCATCTCTGTTTTGAGAACTAACGAGAATGGCTATCCGTTTGTTACTTGCATTGACCAGAAAGGTAATGCAACTAATCTTTACTTTGGTAAAAATAGTGCGGAAAAAATGTTGGGTACATTTGCTGTTGGTGCGAAGGTGCTTAGTGCATTGGTAGATGCTGAAGTTGTTGACACTATTAATGAGGCTGGTGAGCAAAGGTTTAAATTATCCTTAGCTGGTCAGAATGATTATAGTTCAACATCGGAATTAGCTACGTTGTTTGGTGTTGTTGAGACTGTAGGTGAATTTGACTTAGCTAAATTCAGAGCTGAATTTACTGCAAGAGTTGAAGGTAATACTACTACAGGTACAGGAAATGTGAATAAAAACACAGAAGTATCACCTGAAGATCAATTGGCTTTATTGGAAACTGAATTGGATGCGGCTAAAACCAAAACCAAAAAGAACGGAATCCAAGCTAAAATTGATGCATTGGTGAAAGAGCATCCTGAATTAGCATAGGATACTATAAGCAAAGGGACAGGTCATTCGTGACTTGTCCTTTGTTTTTTTCTTTGCGCAGAGTGTGATATCAGATATTTAAACTATTTATACCTATAGTATTAAATATATTCATTTTATTTTTATAACTGATTAGTTATAATTTATGTTCCACGTGGAACATAAAGTCTTATATAATTCTAATCGTGTGTTAGAGTTATCCATTAATACAGGGTTAAATCCCTATTATGTATCCTATTTTCATTTAATTAAGAAATTAGCTTAATAAGTTTGACCGCTTATTAGGCATAGATTAGAGAAATTGCTGCAATTAGTCCTGAAAAGGATTGGGCTAAAAGAAAACTGGTCAATATTTAGTTTAATTAAATATTGTTTTTTTGATGCCTATTGCAGCTAGTTGAAGAGAACTATAAAACCTCTTGCTGGATATTAGACTTACGCAGTAACCTGTAAGTTAGTTAATAATAAAGATTAAACCTTTAGAATTAACGAATGTTCCACGTGGAACAAATCACCTTATAGCTCAGTTGGTTAGAGTATCACCTTTTTGCGGTGAGGGTCGGTGGTTCAAATCCATCAGGGATGACTAAGGTTTAGTAACATAGAAACGACGATAAGGGTGATTCCTGACAATAGAAAAAAGTGTGAAGTTTTCCTGTATGTGCTGATAAACTATAGAATTAATCACTATGGAATTGATGTATACAGCTTAAAAACAAAATATCGTTCTGTAGCTCAGTTGGTAGAGCACCTCGCTTTTAACGAGGGGGTCGGTAGTTCGAATCTATCTGGGACGACTTTTTATAATTAATATGTTCCACGTGGAACTATTTATTTAACTAATTAATAATCAATTAGTTATGCCGTGTTGGTCAAGTGGTTAAGACACCTCACTTTCTATGAGGTAGCATGAGTTCGATTCTCATACATGGTACTATGTTAGATTTTACTGAAGAAGAAAGGTTATTTTATTTAGCTCAAAAGAATAAACAAAGAGCTAGATATAAACCTAAAGAGAAGAAAATAAGAGTGGTTAAAGAAAAGAAGTTAATATTACCTAAAAAAGAAAAAGATCATATAGAAATAAGAATGGATGAGTATATTAAGAGATCTAATAAGAAAAAACAATTATTTGCTCTTGATTATAATACATTTAAAAATATAGTAGAAGATAATTGTTCTTATTGTGGAGCTAATTATACTGAAACTAAAATGACTATAGATAGGATAGATTCTAAAATAGGTTATATAGAAAGTAATATTCAACCTTGTTGCTACAAATGCAATACAATGAAGTTTATTTACTCTGAAGAAGTCTTTTTAGATCAAGTTAAAAAGATATTTAAATATAAAAAGTTTTAAAAATGCACAAATAGTTTGATTTCATGTACTATTTTATCAATGTAAACATATAGTTTTTGACAAAACTGAGACAAGAGTTAGCATTCTCTTGTTTTTTATAACAGTATTTGCTGAGTTCAGATAACCTAAGTATGTATTGTAATGTTTGTGAATATGTGTTATTATATATGAAAAAGGTGAATATATTCCAATTACTATTAAATTTGATAAAATGTTTATAAAAACTACTGAAATTATATTTCATAATGATACTATATCTTTTACAGCTGTTCATGATAATGATGAAAGAATTATTTCATTAGATACAGTTATTAGTATTACTAAAATTTATCCGAATTAATAATAAATTAAAGGGGGGGTTATCTTGAATGATCATGGTTTACCTGTTTCCTTTTATTAATTACAGAATTAATAAGCTATCTGTTTAATGCTTATTATTGGAGTCAGTCATGTTACCCAATTGAAATAAAACATGCTATTTATTTACACATAAAACAAAAAAATATGAAAAAATCATTTAGTTTTTTACAGTTATTCAGCATTATTGATGGAAGGTTATCTGGAAGTATGGATGATGTATATGATATTTTAAATCATGTATTTAATTCTAGTTTGCAAACTATTGAATTACCAACGGCTTATGCCAAACTTAAAAATATAAATCCGGATTGGTTTAAAGATCAAAAAGAAGTATTGAGAGGTATTTGTGTTGAAAATTTTGGTATTACAAATCCAGAAGATGTTGATTTTCAGGATCTTATAGATATTATTAAGTCTAAATATAATACTATAGTAGAAGTTCCTCAATTAAAGTTTTAATACAGGCAAAGAAATACAAGTAATTTGGGAAAAAGAAAATTATACTGAAGTTAAGTCTAATCAAAAACAGTTTAAAGAATTTAATCCTAAATTATTTAAAGTTTATATTAATAAATTTCTGAAGATGATAAAATGATAGCTATTAGAGTTATTCATAAATCTATGCCTGATAGTAATTTCAAGAAATATTTATCACAATGGTTTGAATAATTATTAACTCACCCTAAAATATAAAAAATGCACAACAATGAAGTAAAGGATAGAATGATATCCACAAAAAAGAATGGAAAAATAGTTTTTGATGTAATTAAATATGCTAAAATAGAATTATTACCAGCATCTCCAGACACTATTTCTGGAAATAATGGTAAAGGTTTAGATAGATTAAGTCTTGATAAAGTCAAAAACAAACAGTATTTCTAACAAAATTTCTGGTTAATACCAGGTTGGGTCATTAAGCTATTTAGGTAAAATTTTTTAGCTTTTATGTTGGTTACTCTTATATTTACTATTATCAGTAAAAGAATTAGTATAAGAAAAATATAGTATGAATTGGATTAGAAGTAGTCAATTTAGAATTATTTGTGTAGAAGATCGTATAGACAAATTAATATCAATAAATAAATTTTGTATCTAATGGAAAAATTAATAATAGCAGTAACTTGTTTATTAATAAGTTATTTAGTAATAGTAATTGTTACTTGGGATTTAGTTTGGATATTAGATCTTCCTAATTGGAATAAAGGAGAAAAACTAGGTTTAGCTTTTATGACATTATGTTGTATAGGTATAAGATTTTTTGCTGAAGAAAGATAATTTTAGCAGGGGTGTGTTGTGGACCAAGTATCAGAAATGGTGCTTGGTCCTATTTTTAATTTAAAAACAATAATTATGATATTTTATTTTTATAGTACTTATTATGCTTATTATGATTACATTGAAAAATTAGTTAAAGAGCTGAGATCAGAACTGAGATCAATTGAATATAAAGTAATTAACACTTTAATTAATGTTCGTTTATCTTTGTTAAAATTAGATAAAAGAGTAAAAATTTATAGATGTAGAAATAATATTTAAAATTCCCCTTCTAAATATGAACAAAATAGAAAAAACTTTTAAAAAACTTAAAGACATACCTAATTTAAATTGTGGTGGTTGTCTTATTGCAGCTTATTCTGTATATAAGAAAGTAATAAATAATTCTAATGTAAGAATTGTTCAACTTTCTAACTATTCAGGTGATAAGAATTTACAGCATAATATGGCATTTGTTAAAGGTATTAATAAAGTAGCAACATCTGCTCATCATTTTGGTATAACTATGGATAATGGTAAAACTATTTATGATTCTACTGGTATTTATACTAAATATGTAGATTATTATATTATACCAAGAGATAAAACACATGAGTTTTGTAAATCAGCTATACTTAAATCTAGTTGGAATAATACTTTTGATAGAAAAACTTACATACCTCAAATATTTAAAAAACTAAAAATAACAATTAAATTCTTAAATAAATAATATGAAAAAAACAAATAGAATAATAGATATTTTATTATCTATTTTTATTGTTATTGCATTATTACAATCATGTAATAAAATAAAACCAGTTAAGGAAAGAGATTTTATAGTCTTTAATACAGATAGCTTAATAGCTAATGAAACGTGGTGGATTAAATCTGATTATGATGAATATAATAGAAGTTTAGTTTATACAGCTAATGATAATGTTCGTCAATTATTTAAAGATTGTACTCAATGTGAATTATTATTTGATGATAGCATTCAAAACGGTCATTTAACTTTCTTTTTACTTGATAGTAATATTAATCCAATTGACATTTTAAATTACGAGTAAAACTAATATATGCAACAACAAACTTTAAACACAATTAAAAAAGAGTTTAGTGTTATTTTAGCACTTTTAACCTCTTATTTAGCATTAAATCCGGCTAAAAAGAATTTATTACTTACTATTCAGGAAGAAATAAGTAAATTTATTGAATCAGAAGAAGATACATTAAAAACATTAATGGCTTTTCTTTTAGAATGTGTAGAAACAAATTCTGAATATCCATTTTTGCTTCATTTTCTTGAAGAATTAGATAATATATTGTATAGAAATGAAGAGTTTGAAAAAGAAAATTGGAAAGAATTGTTTCCTGATATGATATTAGGATCATTTTTAAATAATATGCTTCCGGGATTAATTGTTCATCTTACTAATATACCTAATTTTAAAACTCAAGATGGCTTTGATAATTGGTTAGAAGAATTAAAAGGAGGTAAATTATGAAAAAAGATTATATAAGTTTACAAAGATTAATGGTTATAGTCTTTTTATTTTCAGCTATGATATTATTATTTTCTTGTACTGATAATATAAGAGCAAGAAATTATGGTGGTACTGAAGAAATAATTTTAGAACCACATGAGAAATTCATCAATATTACCTGGAAAGAAGCTGATTTATGGGTTATAGTACAAGATACTATTACCGGTGATTATTATGCGAGAGAGAAATCTTCATTTGGTATATGGGAAGGTAGAATTATTGTACATCCAAATCAACCGACTCAAATTGTAATTGATACAACTAAATCAAATGCTGATTTAAGTGGATGGAAACCACCAATTAAATAATTTATATTTTTAATTAATCAAAAGTAAAAAACTCACATTGACTCTTAACTGAGAGGTGTATGTATAATTAGAAAGCTGGTAAAGATCCAGAATGATTTTTTTATTTAAAAATCATTTGCTTGAAGATAAACAATAACAGGTAACCAAACTCAAGACGTTCTGTGGCAGATTACTATATGTTATAAACTGTACTAGCAGTTGTGTTTATTGTATTGTGCTTAAACCTAGAGAAGGATTATATGTTTCTACTGCAACTGTAGATGAGAGCATCCACTAGAATTTGGACAAGTGATTTTTTAAAAAGATGGTTGTGTGTACTTTATCTGTAGAACACTCTGAAAGAACCTAAACAGGATACTAGCATGTTTAATATCATGGTTTGGACGGTTGAAATCCGTCAATAGTTAACTCTATTTACCAGTTATGATTGTAGTGGTGAACAAAGCCTGTTATTTTATTTACTTTGTACCTATTTATAGGCTACAAATTTGACAGTTTATAATGTAAGAATAATAACTGTCTAAAATCTTTAACCAAACATAGCTGGTTACTTTTGATAAACTAGTAGCTATGCACATAAAATAATAATATAGTCTTTTCTAAGACTGAGGAAATATAAATACCAATAGGGCTTAGTAAATCTTCTAAGGGGGTAAACTCATCTATCCTAAAACCTAGTTATATTATTATTTTTATATCATTAAATAAAAAGTTGAACATTCTAAACAGACCCAGGGTTTCTTATTGGTACAGAAATCTGCTCTAAACCTAGAGAGGTGGTAAACGACCCAAAAATGTTCAACTTTTTATTTTATTAAAACTACAATTATGAACGAAGAAATGTATATTGATGATTATATATGGTGTGATTTACCTTAAAAATAAATAAAATTTAAACAATGAAATTAATACCTAATAATATTACATTAGATAATATTAAAAAATCAAATTATTGGGATTTAATATCTATTCTTATATGGAATCATTATAGTGAAACTAGATATCAAGATGAAAGTATGATTGAAATATCAGAACAATGGTATGGACAAGGAGAAAAAGGTTCTTCAAGTCATAATAATAGTTGGAATAATCCAAATCATAAAGAAAAAGATTTTGAAAGAACTTTAGGATATATTCTTATTAAATTTAAGAGATCTGATTATGAAAGTTCTATTTTTATAAATGTAAGAAATGGTAATATACAATTATATGCAGTTTATGTAGATAAAACCATTAAAAAATCACCATATTTTTATTATGGTACTACAGATGTAATTAATTGGATGTTAGAAAACAATTTATTAAAATTAGAAAATTAAATTATGAAAAAACTTATTTTAATGATATTAGTACTTATAAGTATTGTATCATGCAATTCAAATAAAATATATACTCTTAAATATGTTGTATTTTATCCTAATTATAATGATACAATTACTATAAGTAATGATGATGAGTATTATTGGAATTCTGATAGAGGTACAAATTACATTAAAGAGGGTAGTATTACTGGACCTACAGTATATACAGGATCAGCACCTTACAAAATATTATCTTATACATCAAAATTAAAAGAAAAATGACCATAAAACACATTATTTTAATTGTCTTATTACTAATAGGTTTTATAATCTATATAAGAGATGAAATTAAAAAACGAAACGAATACAAACCTCAATACAATATGAGATTACCTAGATATGGAAAAATATTAGGGATAATTTTAATGTTAGCCGGTGCATTAGGTACACTTTTATTTATTGACTTATGAAAAAGCTAACTAAACTCAAACAAATATTCAATTTAGTTAAAAAAAGCTTATCTATTAAGGATCTTTATATTTGTAATATTTTATTGACGTTACATAAAGATGGACCAATATCATGGTTTAACGTGAAAGATGCTTATACAGGTGATTTAAATTCAATCAGAGGTAAATTAGTTGATCAATTTGGTATTTCTTGGGAAGCTTTACAACAAAGGATTTTGTTAGATCCTGATGTTAATTTCCTTTATAGAGGGATGATTAGATTTATGGAAGAGGAATTGGCTATTAAGTCATTCCCTTCCAAAAATCAATTACATGTAGCAGCTAAAAGATTAACCAGAGAAATGATGTTAATTAATGAAGCGTATTCAAAATTGGTTTCAACAGAATTCAGTAACAATATAAGACTTTCTATGCATCCAAGTGTAAACAATGGTGCAAAGTATAGTTTTCAATTAATTCCAGGTAAAAATGTACATCATTCAGCTTGGCATTGTGCTTTATTTGTGGATGGTGACGAATATGAAACTATTCACAGAAAAGATGCTGAATTACGTGGTTATCAATTAATATTTCAAAACAAACAACCTTATTATTATACAAGATAAAAAACTTAAAGAAAATGAAAAGAGAAAAAATTGGCACAGTAGAATTAAAGTATAATGAAAAAGGTGAATTAGAGAGTTCTAAGTTTACACCAGAACCTATTATAATGGGCGTAAAAAAAGATCAATTATATATTGAAGCAATAAGTAAGACAGATGAAGTAGAAAAAATTAAAGCATTAGCTGATATTTCTTTCTCATCATGGTTCAATAATATAAGTGAAATAGAAATTTCTGACAGAGAAAAGTTTGAAATAGTAAGTGAAGTATCTATTTGTGAAAAATTAGATACAAATACTGTAAAATTTTGCAGGATTGATTATTTCCATCAGGAAATAGTTTAATAACAAGAGGGATCCAGAATCGAGCCTGGGTCCCTTTTTAAAACTCTAAATATGATAGGAAAACAATTTAAATGGAAAAATGATCCTACAATTTACACTATTGAAAAAGCTAGAAACGATCAATTTAAAGTTTCTTGGATTAGTGAAGATAACGAAGGTTTTTTTAATAAAGAACATGATTGGTATAGTGTAGATGAAGTTGATCGTTGGTTAACTGATCCAGAAGTAATTTCTTTTCATAAAAATAAAATCTATGAACTATGGTAGGAGCTAAATTTAAATTTACTAAAGGTGGAACTTTATATACTATAGCTGAATATAATCCACAAAAAGGATATAGAATAACTTATGATACAAATCCAGAAGGTGAATATTATTCTAAAAGTAAAGTAGATCTTTGGTTATTAGAAGAAAGAACAGTTGTTATTAAACCTAAAGTAATAGAAATCTGGTAATGGAAATAGCATATATATACTGTAAATGTCCTAAGCGTAAAATATTAGTTAGTACATCAAGACATGATTGTAATACTTGTAATAAATGTAAATCAGCTATTGATGGTGGATTTAGTGGTTATATTCGAATCATAGGTAGTGATATAATAGTACATAGGAAATCTATTGAAAAATTAATAGTACCAATAAGAAAGAGATTTCATTGGACTACAACTCAAGATAAAAGAGGTCATAAAATTGAACCAATTACTAAATTATTACATGAATTAGATTCTGATCATATATTAAATATTTTAATATATCTTAATAATAAGACTTATCAAAAGCTATTATTACTTCAATCAACAGAAAAATTAGATTTAATTCATGATTCACCGGTTGATGCTAACTTATTAATTATTATAGAAATCTTTACAGAAGAGCTTAAATATCGAATGAAAAAAGGAATATTATGATAGAGGCAACTCTATGAAAACATTTTAAAACAAAAATTTTAACAAAAAAACAACATCATGGCTAAGAAAACAAGCAACACAAGAAGAGCTGCAACAGCTAAAAATGAAACAGGTTTAACAGTATCTAATTCTGGTAATCCTTTAATTCCAACAACTAAAGCGGAAGTTCCTGCAGCAATTGCAGCTCTTGAAGCAAAATTGAAAGAGTTAAAAGGTGATATTAAAAATGAAATATCAACAGATATTATCTATGATACTCAAAATATCAAAGATATTACTACTGTAAAAGAATTATTGGCTATTTCAGCTTCAATTCGCGCAAGATCAGCAGCTTATCAAAAAGAAGTAGAAACTTATAATTTACAAGGTAAAGTAGAAGATTTCTCTCAAACCGGTAAAACAGCTGAAGAATGGTATGCAATTATTCAAAAAGCTATCTTTGAATTGATCAACAATTCTCAAATCAAAATTATTGAAAGTTCTATTACAAAACTTTCTAAATATCTTGATGAAGATACAAGATTAGCTAATGAATTAGCAAGTATCATGACAGAAGCTTCAGCTAAACTGAAGTAATTTATTCATCAAAATGTCACCTATAAATTAATATAGGTGACATTTTTTAAATTTTAATTATGACAGGCTACGAATTATTGGAAGAAGTCAAAAAACGATATCCACCAGGTACACAATTTCAAGATATAGATTATGAAGAAAATATACAAACTATACCAAAAAATCCTGAATTTACTTTTTGCAGCAGAGGTGGTAATGATTTGGTAGAGGAAGTAGATCTAGATTATGATTATATAATAGAAGAATCAGTAAAAGGACTCCTTTATAATGAAGGTAAATGGGCTACTATAATATCCAAAACTCATGAAGTATGGTAGAAAACTTGCAGAAATATTTAGGCACAAAGACTATAATTAAAGTAATATCTCAAGAACATTGGGATCTATTAATTGCTAATTTAAGACAAGGTTCTGGTGTAACTAAATTTAAAAGTAAAGATTACAAAAAATATGGTACTGATACAATATTAATTATGGACTCTAAAGGTACTGAAAGTTGTGCTAATAGAGATTGGGTTAAAAAAAATAACAAATATTTAGAGCATATATCCATTAGTTCAAGTAAACTTTTTCCCACCTCTATCAAAGAAATTTGGTTTTAAAAATAACACTTTTCATTGGTGTTTAAGTTACCTCTCTTCGATAGTAATATTGGAGAGAGGTTTTTAATTAAAAAATTATGAAAAAAGAAAATATAACAGACTTGTTAAAACAAGCTAAAGAGATGTTCACACCTGGAACTAAATATTACGGCTATTTATCTGGAAGACTCCAATTTGATAAAATTGAAACAGTAGATATTTATGATTGTTTTGATTTATACGATAGTAATTCAAATATTGGTATAGAATCTCATAGTAGTTATCTTTATTCAAGAGGAAAATGGGGACAAATTATTAACGAATCAAATATTTATGAGTTATGGTAGAAATAACAAGAGAAGAAATTATACAAAAAATAAAGAAAAATTATCCTATAGGGTACTGAATATTATTTGTTAAATGGTAAATTTGTTTCTATCATTAATCAAAATAAAGTCTATAAATTATGGTAAACTTAGAAATGACTAAAATATGGGTTAATAATGATAGATCTTTAATAAAAGAAATAGAAAAAGAAGCTTTTAAACAAGGTTATTCTTGGAATTATCATAATTTTAAACCTGTACATACACAAATTAAAAACGTGTTTGCTTTATATTTTAGAGAAGATCACGGGATAAAAAGAATCTATTATGGACCTGGTGATAGTAAACATATTACTAAGTATTATACTCAAAAAGATAGATTTAATAGTGTTGCAGCTCAAAAATTTAAAGAAATATTTATAAAAACTAGAATAACAGAAATTTGGTAATAAAACTTAAAACACAATGAAAAAAACTTATATAGGGTATAAAGTACCAAGAAACTTACGATACAAAAACACAGAAATATCTTATTTCGATTTTATTCCTGAATTAAAGGACACTAAAAATTATTATTATTTTTTTCTTAATACTATTAATCATAATTGGATAATACCTCAATTATGTAATAATCCAGATAAAGAAGATTGTAATCAAATTAAAAGAGTATTTGAAAATAAAAGGTATCTTAAACATCAACCAATTACAAAAGAGGAGTTAAATGAAGAACTTAAAACTATGGTCACTATGACTATTGAAATGAAAAGATTAAGTAATGAAATTCCTCAACGAAAAACAAACTTAAACAATGAACTCAAACTCGATAAACTCTCAAAATTCACAATCAAAAGAGAAAGAGTGTAAATTAAACATTTCACACTCAGTTTACCCTGAATCAACTCCAGATTTTAATACTTTTTGGTCAAATCTTAAAAATAGAATAAAACCTCATATAGAGGAAAAAGAAAGAATTAAAATTGAAAAGCCTTTAGGTTTCTTCAAAATACCTCATTACGATAACAAATTCTTAAAAAAATTCTTTGAACTTTAAAAAATAAAAATATGAAAAAACTATCTTTAATAATACTATTTTTAATAGCACTTACAATAAATGGATATATTTTAGTAAATCAAGTACAATTACAACAAAATTGTCTTGGTTACTTAGAACGAGCAGCAAGTTCTAATACAGTTGAAACAGCTAAAGGTGAGCTTAAAAAAGCTACTAATTATTTAGAAACTAATAATTTAATTACCGGTTATACTTCTATTCTATGGAAAACACCAGATGAGGATATTAGTTTTTGGTATAATAATCTAAAATCAAGTGAATCAGAATTAGCTAAAGTTGATAGTAATACTTCAACATTAGAAAAAACAAATTTACTGATGAAGTTAAGAGAAACTCTTATAGATCATGATAAGGATGGAGATGTTTTAACATATCCTAATGGTTTAGCTAGATATCCAAATAATGTTCTTATAGGTGTTATTTGGACTATATCTCTTTTGTCATTATTTATATTTTATATTGTTTACAAAAGATTAAAAGAAGACTAATGCAGACATATAAATTTTATAATAAACAAGGAAACAGAGTAGCTATATTTGGTGAAGTAAAAGAAGGTAAAATCAATATTATTGTTATACCTTTTGTCAAAAAATATATTGAACCACAATATTCTACATTATCTAGTTCTTATAATAGAAAAGTACTTAATAAAGAAGAAATTCAAAAACATAAATTTTTTATTAAAAAAGAAATGGTTAAGGATTATCATAGAATACTTAAATACTATGAAGATTTCAAAGAAAGACCTGTAGTTCATAAAAAATTTCAAATATCTGGTGATGGTCAAGAAGATTTTTTGAGATGGTGTAGAAGTAATTATGGTGAATTAAAAACTGTAGTATTTAAAGGCTGTATTCAAGAAATAGTTAAGTCTAAGAAATTAAATCAGACATTATTAACTAAAGTAATTTACAGTTTATGACACAAGAAGAAAGATTAAAACTATATAAAAAAGCTTTAAGAGATTACAAATTATCTAATTTATTTATTATAGGTTATATTTTAAAATTCTTTTTAAATACACGATTTGGTTTTTGTAATTATTTTGCTAGTAGTCATTATATTTATGGCTCTTTTGAAGAAAAATTTCCTGAATTAAGAGTTCAAGAACCTGAAACTAAACAATATATTACATATTCAGGTTTTGAATTAGTATATTGGTTTAAACCTGGGGATTTAGAATCACGAATAGAATGTTTAAAAAATGCAATAAAACAAATAGAAAATGAAAAAATTGAATGAAAAAATACAAGCACGCTTATTAGTGTTATCAGCTACGGGTAGATTATTTAAATCTTCTTTTACCGGTCAACAAGTATGGGACTTATATTTAGCTTCTTTTAAAGAAGATCCTATATTCAGAGATCCAGAAAGTACTGAACATAATTGTAATTTATGTAATAATTTTCTTAAAAGATATGGAAATATTGTTTCTATAGATGAAAATTACAATATTATTACTCTTTTTGACTTTGATATAGAAGATGAATATAAACCTGTAGTTAAAGCTTTATCTGAAGCATTAAGAAAAGCACCTATACAGGATGTCTTTTTTGAGACTTTTGATGAACTTAACTCTTTACCTTATGAAAAGTGTCTTAAATCAAATAAAGTTTTTAGATTAGGAGTAAATAAAAATGTAAAAAGATATACTAAAGAAGAAGCTGAAAAATTTGGTGTAGTTAAACCTAATCAACAAATTAGTTTTGATCATATACATGTAGATTTATCTTCATTATTTGTAGATACTAGTGGTAAATCTATAGAAACTCTTATGGGTGAATATAGAGATGCTAAAAATGTATTCCAAAAAGGGTTAGAAATTATTTCTTTAGATACTTTAGAATTAGTAAGAGATCTTATTAATCAAGGATCTTTACTTAATGGTACTACTTATTTACCTAAAATTGAAAAATTTATTGAATTAACTAAAGAATACCAAAAGTTATCTCCTACAGATAGAATTAATTGGTGCTGGGTCAGATCATTTAGATTACCATTTGCTAAGTTTAAAAATGAGTTAATTGGTGTACTTTGTACTGAATTAGCTGAAGGTATGGAACTTAATAAAGCTTGTGCTAACTGGAATAAAAGAGAAGATCCTACAAATAAAATGAAACCAACAGCTCCTATCACTAAAAAGCAGATAGAAGAAGCTAAGAAATTTGTAGAAGATAATGGATATACTGAATCATTTGATAGAAGATTTGCTAATATTGATGATATTAAAGTATCTGAAATACTTCATGCTAATGCCGGTAAAGGTGAAATCAAAAGTGTTTCTATATTTGATGGTGTAAAAGCCACATCTACTAGACATAAAAGAAATGAATTTGATGGCATTGAAGAAGTATCTATTGAAAAGTTTATGAAGGATATCTTACCTACCTGTACTTCAGTTGAAGCTTTTTTACAGAATAATCAAGAGAGTAATTTAGTTAGTTTAACTACAGCTAATAATTCTGATAGTAAACCTATTTTTAGATGGAATAACAACTATTCTTGGACTTATAAAGGTAAT